ATGGCAAAAGCCCGGCGGTACAGTCTGGCCGGTAAGCTGGCCACTAACACTAAAATCCTCGGCACCCCGCAGAAAGACCCGGCGGGCGATACCCTGGTGCGGAAGCTTACGCGGCCGCAGACGCCCACCAAAAACCGGGCAGAGCATCGCCATACGCCGCAGAACGCGTGGGAGGATTTCTTGGCACTGTACGCGTATTGTGATCAGGATACCGTCGCCGAGGATAACGTCAGCGCGCACATTCCCGATCTGACGCCGGATGAGCTGGCCACCTGGCAGCTCGATCAGACGATTAACGCCCGCGGTGTGCAGGTCGATATCGTGACGCTCGACGCCGCCATTGATATCCTCGAACAGACCGAGATCAGCTATAACGAAGAGCTTAAACAGATTACCGGCGGACGGGTGCTGGCGGCCAGTGAACTGCCCGCAATGCAAGACTGGCTATCCGCCGTACATGGCGTCGGTATGCCCAACATGCAGAAAGAGACCATCGCTGAGACCCTGAAATCAGGACGCATGCCGCCGGAAGCCCGTCGCGTTCTTGAGATACGGCAGACACTCGGCGCGGCCAATGTCAAAAAGCTGCGCACGCTCAAGCTACAAGTCAGCAATGACGGACGGTTGCGCGACCAGTACATGTATTGCGGGGCGGATCGGACAGGCCGCGCATCGGCCGGCGGCGTGCAGCTGCAGAACATTACGGCCAAGGGGCCGAAGACGGCCTGCTGTGAGGATGTCACCTGCGGAAAGATTTTCGGCCGGGATGCTCTCCGGCTGCAGCCGCCAGATGGTGGCATACCCCACTGCCCCCGTTGCGGGTCGTCGCTATGGCGTGACCTCTCAGACTGGACCATCGAAGCCGTCGAGCAGGCCATCGAGGACATTCAGCTCCGAGACCTGGCACATATTGAACGGGTATGGGGCGACCCCATAGCGCTGCTCTGCGGCTGCCTGCGCGGGCTGTTCATCGCCAAGGAAGGGCACAAGCTGGTGTGTTGCGACTTCTCCGCCATCGAGGCGGTTGCGGCGGCCTGTCTCGCCCGCTGCCAATGGCGCATCAAAGTGTTCAGCACGCACGGCAAGATATACGAGGAGAGCGCCGCCAATGCTACCGGCATCCCGTTCGAAGAGATCCTTGAGTACAAGCGGGCTAACGGCATGCACCACCCCGCCAGAAAGACGATCGGGAAGGTTCGAGAGCTCGCCGGAGGTTATGGCGGGTGGGTCGGGGCGTGGAAAAACTTCGGCGCCGATGAGTTCATGACCGACGATGAGATCAAAGTCGACGTGCTTAAGTGGCGCAACGAATCCCCGGAGATAGTCGAGATGTGGGGCGAGCAGTTCCGCTGGTGCGGCCCCGGTAAGTGGGACTACCGGCCGGAACTGTTCGGATTGGAAGGCGCAGTGATTAACGCCATCCTGCACCCCGGCCAGTGTTTCAGCCATATCGACATTACGTACGGCGTCTGGGATGACATACTGTTTTGTCGCCTGCCGTCCGGTCGATACCTGCACTACCACCGCCCCCGCCTGTCGAACGCCCAGGACAAGCTCAAACGCGGCCCGAGCTACCAGATAACCTTCGAGGGGTATAACTCCAATTCGGCGAAGGGGCCTGTCGGGTGGCACCGTATGGAGACATATGGGGGACGGTTGTTCGAGAACGTCGTTCAGGCGGTCAGTGCCGACATACAGTTCGAGGCGCTTAAGCGCTGCGAGGCACGCGGATACCCGATCGTTATGCACACCCACGACGAGGGGTCTGCCGAGGTGCCGGTAGGCTTCGGTAGCGTCGCAGAGATGGCGGCGATCATGTCCGAACGGCCCGCGTGGGCAAGCTGGTGGCCGCTACGAGCTGCGGGCTGGGAACATAAACGATATCAGAAGGATTAGCCATGCAACCGGATAACTTAAGGGTCACCGCTGAGATTACCCGGGTGATCGGTAGTCGTGAGGAACGTCAACTCGCCAAACTCTACGAAAGCGGCGAGAAAATGTACGGCCTTATCGATCAATTTCAGTGGATGCCCTGCATCGTAACGGGAAGGACGGTAGATACTGAATCGGTTACGTACGACCTGTTGATGGTCAGTAAGTAGTACTACGTACGTAACGGTTGGCTTAACTCAGGCATACACATAACGACCAAGCTCAGTTGTTGCGCAGGAGCGCAGCGACGGAGCAATCAACTGGAGCTAAGTGTTATGCCATTTCCTAGAATTTTAGACCCTTGTTGTGGGAGCCGTATGATGTGGAAAGACCGGGACAACAAAGACGTAGTGTTTGGCGATTGCAGGACTGAGACAATAACTGTTACTGACCGTAGCAACGGGAAACAGGACGGGACAAGGACTCTCAAAATTGAGCCAGACACATTGATGGACTTTAGAGAGATACCTTTCCAAGACGGAACTTTTAAGCTTGTGGTTTTTGACCCTCCGCATCTGCATACCGCTGGACCAAAAAGCTGGCTCGCGGCAAAATACGGCAAACTGTCGGAAAACTGGAGAGAAGATCTAAAGCGTGGGTTTGATGAGTGTTTTAGAGTCTTAGAGTCAGGCGGGGTGCTGGTGTTTAAGTGGAATGAAACACAGGTAAAACTGCAAGAAGTAGTTAAATTGGCACCGCAACAGCCTCTTTTTGGGCATTTGTCTGGGCGGAAAGGGCTAACCCACTGGCTAGTTTTTATGAAGGCATAACGACCAGCATGTGCCGCCTGCGGGCCGAGCACGCGAAACCTTGAGAGGATAAATGACAATGAACGAAACCACCGTAAACACCGAAGTAGCAGGTCGGAACAATGCACTTGTTATGCCTATTCAGCCTATTAGGACTGATGAACGAGGCGTGCAACGCTTCGTGCCAAACAGGATAGTAGAGAAGCTTTTAGAAACCTCTACCCTTGACTTGAATAGCATCGCCTGCATGGATTTTACACAGGCAGAACATGAACAGCTTGCCCAACTTATCGGCTACTCAGTTTCTGGCTTTGGCAGCTTAAGTTACGTGAGCGACGAAACCTACGCGACTGCTGAAAAAATGGCTGAAGGCAAAAGCGAACTCGAAGCCAGGAACGAACACTTGAGAGAAACCCTTGACCAAGTTCGGGGCGGAGTGAAGGAGGCAGCTACGGTTCTCTTTAGAATCCACCCGGATGATCTTGAGGCATAACATCTGAATAGACGGAAAATCGCCGTCTATCATGATAAATCTGAGATACATCTTTAGCGCATACCAGGCAGGGTAACGGTGGGACTCGAGGGTCTAATTATATTATTTTAACACTCCCAATAACTGAGCGATCCCGCCGATAGGCTGGCCAGCGGCGGCGGTGTAGCGGGCTTTCTTTTCCGCTGATCGTTTTCCGAAATAATACCGGAGTAACTCTGTAGGCGTAGCGATTATGGCCAAAGCCAAGGGCCACGAATCGGCCAGCTCTTTCAGCGTTGCGGTAGCTTCCGTCACGATGGCGTACGCCCACACCGAAACGAACACTACGATAACGAAAGCAACGATACACGCCATCAGTTTAGCCACCCAGGGCCGCGTACTGTTCCCCGTGGCGTCGGCTTCCGATAACGATTTCTGTATGCTCGCCCAGCCGTTAATCTCTGCGATCTCAACGTCGAGTTGTTTTTCCATCAGAGACCCGCGCTGTTCCGGAGGCAGACGGCCGACCGCATTGCGCATCTCAGCACCGGTTGCAGTTTCCGGCAACTGTTCGCTGTCAGGTAGGACGGCGTTAATCGCCCCGAGAATAGCCGGGCCGCCGGGAATGAGTGTCGACGCCAGGGTGAGCGCCGGGCCTTTGATTGTGTCGAACAGTTTGCCGAAGTCCATGTTATCCCCCCTTAACTTTGAACACCGCAACAGCGGATAATATGATCGCGCCAAGAACAACCAGACCGATAAATGCTTTGGTAAATATGCCTCTGGCGGTGGTCCAGGACCCCACTACCTCCCGCATCGCTAAATGATCCTGGTAATGTGTCTCGGGATCAATCCAGAAATTATGATGTGTCGACTGGATGTGCTTGACCATCTCGTCGGCAATTTGTTTCGTCTCTTCAGGAGTTAAGGACATTACGACACCCTATTCTTAAACCAGCCATAGATAAAGCGCTCGTCTTTCTCGCGACGTTCTGCGAGTTCAACGTAAAACGCACCTTGTAAACAGTTCAACATCTTGACCAGCACGCTCTCATCGCGTTCCAGCAAGCAGGTTTTCAACCGGGCCACCGTAACGGGGCCGACGTTACCGTCGACAGTGATGTCGTCATACAGCCGACCCCGATCATTCAGAGCATTGAGCGAACGTTGTAGGAATTTACCGGCACGCTTTACGCCCATATTGACGGCGGTGTCGACGACCTCAGCCGCTACCGCTTCCGACAGTGCCAGGAGATCGTCGCCCCGTACTGAGTTCCAATATTTATCGGCGTAGATGACGAAGGCCGTGTCGCGGGAGAGCTCTTTCATCGAGTCGAAGTAGCCGTACGCGCGGGCCACGTTCTCAGTGATGCCGAATCGTGTGGCTCCGCCCGAGTCGGTCGGATCGTTGGTGTAACCGCCCTCAGCGGCGAGGATTGCGTTAATGATTTTAGTTTTCATGGTTCAATCGTCATTCATCCATGTGGATAGCCTAATCATTATTTAGCTCTGTAGTGGTTATGGCTTTCATCATAATGAGGTATAGTCAGACATTCTTTCGATAATTACATTAAGAGTTTTGCTGGTTACAGTTATATCTGATCCTGTTGTATTGGTTGCTAAAACGCAGAAATAGCTTTGGCTTGCGGCGGTGGAAACAGTTACATCTAGTAATAATCCTGGTGTATATGAATCAGAAAAAGAAGCTTTGCCTACAGTCCCAGCCTGCCAGAAAGCAAATCCTATAGCTTGATCTGAAATAAGTGCAGATGTTGTCCCTGCTGTGACGGTTGCGGTTATTGTTTTTGTGTATGCTCTTTTCTGGAATAAAGCATTACCTTGAGCCGCTGAACCATCCCAATTACCATAAGCAGGAGTTAGAGAGCTGAAGTAAGAGTAATATGTTCCATTAATCGTTGAGTCAACAATGGTTAATAAAGTTCCTGACGCAAACACGCAACCACTTAAATTAGATTGCTCAATCCGAATCCTCTGGGTTGTCCCTCCACCTGTACTTTTAATTCCGTCATTTGTAGAAGCCCCGGTACATTGCGTCAGTGTAAGTGCAACAGGATTAGAGGCTATATTTATTCCACCCGTCCCATTTAAGTACATGTTTCGGATATCTAAAGTGCAATCATTTAACTCTAATGCGTAGGTGCTGGCAGACCCTTCAAAGTACGCAGTATCCATCGTCCCCTGCACATTCTCCATATAGGCCTGATATGTACCTGATACAGTATTGTTATCCTGAATATTGAGATTCTTAAACGAAAATGTTCGTGAATTTAGTGGAGGCGCAATATATAAACCATAAGTATCATTACTTTGACTAGCAAAATCTTCAAATTGAAGCGTTGTGTAATATCCATTATCACCCGCATCATTAGGCGCTACCATGTAAACGCCCTTAACACAGTTTCTTACGATAATACTTTGAAGATCAGAGCCCCATATATTGTCTACATCAATTCCTATATTAAACCCTTCAACTTCTATCTCCCTTAATCGGTATAGGGCAGAAAAGATATTATCCGCAGTGCTGGCTAATCTTAATCCTGCTCCCGCAGTAGAACTGCTTGAGAATATATGCAATCCTTCAATAATATTCTGACCAATAGCATGGATAAAAGCGTCAGTCGAGGCCCAACCTGAAGCTGCTGTGGTTAGTTTTGTCGGGTGCTCTGATGTTCTACGGCCATCTCCTTTTACCTCTTTACCTACAGGAATAGTTAATACTTTCCCTGAAGCTGGCGCATCAGATATTAAATACTCCCCCTCTGAAACATGTACTGGCTTATCACCTGCAAAAGCAGTTTTGATGGCCGTAGACATATCTGTAGTGCCGGGAGTTGTATTAGTTCCTCCCCGTAAAGCCTCACCCCATTCATACTCGTAATTTACAACCCCTGTCTCGCCGGAATAAGGAGGATGGGAAACAAGATGAAACCCCTTAGTCCCATCATCTGTAGCAGTAGAGGCTAGATTCGCCTTTAATTGGTCAGAATCCACAAACCCCACGCCATCAAACCAAAACCCGTATGACTCACCCGCGACGAGGTACCCCGCCAGCAGTGCGACGCCGTTCGCATCCTTAAGACTCACCACCCCCAAACCCGCAATATTAACCGTCGACGCGCCGGTGTTCGTATTGCCCGCAACGAACCGGATCCGCATACCGTTAAAGTAGGCCGGTGGCGCACTCTTCGCCCCAACGGTCGACAGTACGTAGGCGTCCGCCGCACCGGTGTCGAGGTAGAAGTCACCGCCCGCAGCGTAGGCCGCGATAGCCTTCCCGAGCTGATTGAGGTCAGCGCCCGACAGCGTGATGCCGGTGCTCTCGATGACATTCTGGATCTCGCTCGCCACCTCGTCCCACTCTGCGGCGGTGAGGACGTTACCGGTGACTTTATCGTTTAAGTCTTGCATGTTATTTGACCCTATACTTGAAACCGATCAGATTAAATCCGCCGCCCTGTTCCGTTTTCGTAAAGCCGCTGTTGTGCCGGAAGAATATTTTAGTCCGGTCGTATTCAAGACCGGCCTCTACTTCAAAAATCGATTGCCCCAGGTCGATCTCGGGCGCGTCTAGCCGGATAGAATGAACGGCCGCCCCAACTTCGACATATCCGTCATCATGATACGCCGCACCGGAAAGCATTAAAGACATGCCTATGATCAGATCGGTGGCGTTCATGCCGTCCAGCCCTCCAGGTATAGTGTGCAAAAATCACCTGCGCCGCCATTAGGGCCGTAGTACACCGAGAATACTTTTGACGCGTTAAGAGGAATCAATACCAAGCCATTAAGATAAGCCACGCTTTGGCCCGCAGCGGAGGCATACCCCTGTACCGCGGCCACTTGATCGAGTATTGATCCCGAGGCCACTACATCGCCGTCAATTGCCGAGAGATACGATGACATCGGCCCCGCGGCGGTAGCATCGGCCCGCATGAAGATATTAACAAGTATCGCGTTTATCCCACCCGGGAGCGCGTCAAGTTCACTCCAGATATGGGTAGCGCCCGAACCCGTCGGCCCGATTGTTTCGGCTGTGATTGGCGTAACGGCGGCGTCGATATCAAAAGGTACCGGGGCGGACACTGCGCCGACGTTACTGAGATATGTTTTCGTACTGGCAGAATACCCGGCTATTGTTGCCGGTGGCGATGCAGCGGCATCGATATTGAAGCGCGTATTCGCTGCGTCATACCGTATCGTGACGCTATTGCCGCTTACAAATTCGCCGCCGACACATGCCGCGCCTTTATTGAATACGTTAACGACGCCAAGGCCGCCCACATTTACCGTCGTCGGCCCGGTATTTGTGTTGCCTGCTGTGAATACCGCCGTAAACCCATCCGTATACGCTGGTGCCGATTGCTTGAGCCCTACCGTCGACAATACGTATGCGTCCGCCACGCCAGAGTCAGTATAGAAATTACCGTTCGCCACGTACCCCGCAATGCCCTTGCCGAGTTGGTTAAGGTCGCCGCCTGAGAGCGCGATCCCCAGCGCCTCGATGACGTTCTGGATCTCACTCGGGAGCTGGTTCCATTGTGCGGCGGTTACTGTTCCGCCTGTGATTTTATCGTTTAAGTCTTCCATCGATTTTCCTTAAACCTGCTCAAATATCAATCTGCAATTTTCCGGCTTTAGCCTATTAAACAGGCATTCGAGGATCACGACAACATCCGAACCGAAAGTAAATGGGAAAATCATCGGGAACCGGCTACTGTCCGGCACGGTAAAGGTGACGAATATCGTGAATCTGAGATCGGTTGCTGGGCCATCCAGGATGAAGGGAAACGTCAGCGGAAAGACGGACGGTGTTCGTGTATCCGCGCCGGGAGTAACCGAGACGATCACACCGAACAGCGCCGCCAGGTCAATGAAATCCTGCGCGGTCTGGATGCCCAGCGACGCCAGTTTGACGAGGATATGCGTTCGTCGGGTTTCCGCCGATCCAGTGCCGCTGAAGCAATCGTCCGGAATGCCGAGTACTCGCTCCCACTCGTCCAGGAACAGTGTCGTATTGTCCGGGAAGTACTCAGCTTCAAGAACGGCGAGATGTTCTTGCGCACTACGCATCTCACCTGCCAGCCCTCGCAATAGCTGATTGAAATTCGATCCGAGAATATTCTTCGCCTCGAACGTTTTACCGTTCGGCAGATACGCCGCCAGCGCTCGCGTGTGCTCTTCTAAGCTACGCGCCATCACGGGAACGCCACCGTGCCCTTCACCGCTATTTCGCCCGCATTGATCGTTATGTCGCCGGTAGGTGCAGACAATACGAAGGTCTGAACAATGTCGCCGGTATCCGGATCGACGGTGTTCTTAATGGCGGCGCGGTAGGCATCCTCATCGACATTAACGCCGACCGACACTTGCTCGTCGTGAAACTGCTGCAAGTTCGCATTTAATGCCGCCCGCATAGTCGTTGTGTCGGGGGCCAATGCGGTGAAAGTGTAGTCAACCGTTACCGGTGACGGCGCGCTGACAAAGTTATCGGCCGTGGACGTATTGGCCGGGAGAATGCTGTCGATCGCCGCTTTAACGACCAATACTTCCGACGCGACAGGGATCGGGTCGGCGTCATTATCCCGCATAAAATACGTACTGACCTGGCCGAGGGGGATCGACGTGGCCGCTGTCAGGCCGGTACCCGTCGCCGGTGTGGACGGCGTACCGACAACGACATAGTGGAACGTACTCGCGTCTTCCACGATTATGTGTTCATCCGTTACGTTATATTCAGGTTCAACAGCGCCCAGAATCGAGGTAGTCTGGCCACCCTCAAAGCCGTGCGGGACATCGGTGATCACCGTGGCCACGTTACCGCTGCGCGTTATGCTGGTGATTCCGACCGTTCCGACCTCGGTACCTGCGGCCTGCACGAATACGCGGGTGACGCCAGGCACCTCTTTGGCCTTTGCGATAATATCGGCAGCGTTAAAATGCGCCACGGGGTTGCGGATCTTGTCCAGGTAGCGGGCGACGTAGTCCTCGGTCGCTTCCGCATCCGTGCCACCACCTACCGCCCCGTAGGTGACGTACAAGGTATTATCTACGCTAACGATAGGGCTCTGTAGCGCCACTGGCGTATCGACGGCAAGATTCGTATCCGCACCGAAATCAACCGACGCAACCGTTACATTTGCGGTAGTGAATCCGGCGAGCAATGTGCCGGTAGCGGGCGTTGACGGCGAACCGGTTACCGGATAGGTGAACGAATCGGGACCGGTGACCGTTATGGCCGCGTCGACCGCATTGTATTCAGGTTCTACCGCGCCGCTAATCGTAACGGGCACGAAAGAGGATAGGTTATGGTCGGCGACTGTCGTAACCGTAGCTATTCCACCACTGCGCGTAATCGAGGATATGACGAGTGATTGGAGTGTAATCGTACCGCCGAGGGTCACTGTGAATTCTTTACCGCCAGCGGTAAGCGAGGCACCGATAGGAACGGCACCGCCCACAGTACCCGTCGCCACAAGTTGCCCGGACGAATTGGCCGCGGCATTCGCGGGGCCGACAAAGATATTACCCCAACGCGGCGCGGTCTCGGCGTCTGCGGTGTCGGGCATCAGGCGAGTTTCAGTGCGGGAGAGATCCAGATAGAAATCGAATATACGACGGGCCACACCGGCGATAAGAGACCGCAGCCAATGGACGGCAAGGTAGGGGTTCGAATCTGGCGCTTCGCGTTGAACGTCCGCTTTAATGCGATCCTCAACTTGTGTGGCGCTATCTGGTGTTCCGACTGCCATTAAAAGTTCCCGGAGTTATTCCACAATTCAAAGAATCGCTTATCGACGGGAGAGCCGTCTCGACCCAGATTGATAAAAACACATATCGTACCGTTCCGCAAGAATGGTGTCTCGACTTCGACGCTGGTGGCGATACCGTCATCGATAAGGCGCTGTAGGCTGTTCCGAACCACCACGCCCAGTTCGGCCAAAACCGTACCGGTGACCCGCTCCTGTTCGAACAGCCACACTTTAGAACCCTGCTCGAAATCCGGTGTCGATTCATTGCCGACCCAGCCGCGGCGGCGATGTGATTCCGGCATCTCGGCGGGAGTGGCGCGAACCTCCTCGAAGATCGACATCAGAATGAAGGTGTCGAGACTCTGCTCCGTCGAGATATCCCCTGAGACAGTCCAGTCGAAGTCATAATAACCTCGGTCAGTATTGAGTATTACGTCAGTCGTCATGTGACACCGTTCGTCTCTGCCTGGGTATCGCCTCGGCTATCCGTGCCCTGCGAATGCGTATGCGTAAGGTAATCCTTACCGCCAATCGACCCGCCTGTCGTTATCGTCAACGTCGCACCCTGGACCAATAGCCCCGCGATAACATTGGCCAGACCGGTGATGTCCCCATTAACATTCAACGGACCATCGATCTGGACAGCACCCGTGAACGTACTCTGCGGTGAGTCGATCGTCACTGAGCTGCTGGCGGTGATATTAGCAGTAACCGTGTCAATATTCACGTTACCACTACCGTCCGTTGTCGAGATATCCAGATCGCCGTTATTCCGGGCCACGATCCGCGTATTGGTGGCGGGGTGGAAAAATACCGGCTCGCCCTGTTCGGTATCCGTAGGGCGCGTTTCCGTCATCGAGGTGAACACACCGGGGCCGATCTCTCGTAATAGCGCACCGTCAGGGAGATCCGCCCACAGCCCGTACGGCGAGGCTATGTTCGCATCACTGAGGGCGCCCAGTGCCGTGGCGGGCTGGCTGGGACGGCGCAGACCCTTATCCGCGCCCCTAATTCGTGCCCACAGCCCGGTCATCTTTACACCCCCGGAGCCGCAAAGGCATCGAAGGAGTCTCCGACAGGGCGTTGCGCGAGAACCTTTTCGTTAATGGTGTAGACGTTTCGTTCTACAAATTCGAGGGTTGTCGTGCTGGGGCGCCCTTCGCCCTGTGAGAACGTGATCGTGTTGGCCAGCATCTTGCGGGTGATGTTGGCGGTGTCCGAGTTAATTTGTACCAGAGTGTTAGAGCCCCATACACCCCCCTGTGGCATCTGGTGCCCCGGCATAGTGCAGGTATACCGAGTCGCTTTAGCCTTGGCTAGTTGCGACGCCCATTTTGCCCGATCTTTGAGCTGGGCCGAGCTATAGGATAACGAGGCTTTCGTGCCGAATTCGTCCGTGCCCGAGACACTTGATTCGACTTTAACGCTCTGCCGTCCGGTCCTGATCGAACCGTCGATCGCCTCCCCGCCCTGATCCTCGATGGCTGCCGAGTCAGATTCCCCGCTATAATTCAACGCGCTGGGGTCGAGTTGCCCGCGATGGATATACTTATTGAACCGTTCAGAGGCGTTAATCGCCCAGCGCTGGGTAAGAATATTATTATCGTTCGCGCCCTGTAGTCGTTGAACCACCGCACCGGAGTCAACGGGAGAGGCCTGCGTAATCAGGATATCGCCAGCGGGGGTCGAACTCAGCAGTGCTTGACGTTTAGCGGCGAACACCGATATGAACTCCATGGCGTCCTGCCCGACTTTTGGCTTAATGATGTCCTCGGCTTTATTGAATGGCGCCGGATTTAGGTCATCCACGACTTTCAGTGAGAGCCCCAGGTGATCGATAACAATTTCGATGATCCGTTTTAGCGTCAGACTGTCGCTGGCCTTTATTTCATCAATGATATTGATCTGCGAATCGATAAGGTCGCCGGTTTTATCGCGGCCGGTATACGTGACCATGTGGCCGCCTTCCTGATCTTGCCCGGAAACCTCGTCAATAAAGCCCGTCAATTGGGTGACGCCGTCGACAGATATTACGACCTCATCGCCCTGCCGTAACGGCGGGAAGTCGCCCACTGCACTGGCGCTGAAGCTGAAATCGTTGGCAAGTGTTTCCAGCGATACGGTGACCTTCGCTTCGACGAAATCCACGTACGGGGTGCCGTTAACGGTGATGCCGATCATGCGGTAAGGATCTGCAGCTCGCCTTCGACAAAAGCGTTCTGGTTTATGCCGTTTAAATCGGCAATCGTTTCGACTAGATCCGTGGCGCCATAATACTCGTACACGAGAACAGTCAGCGGCTTGAGGGGCGTTTCTACCGTAATGATGGACCGGGTGTTCACCCGCACCACTTCGAGGGCTTCCTGCGCCTGTACGCGCAACCGGTCGAGTTCTTCCATAGCTTCATTAGAAAGCAATTGATTATTGCGGGCGTCAAGATATTGCGTTTCGAGATCCGCCTGCACCCGCTCCAGGTCTTCGGTGGTGCTGTAGGTGGCCGAGGCTGCATTCAAATAGCTGTAGCTCAACGCCACGACGCGAAGTGTGGCGCGCATCAGATCGCGGTTCCGCTTACGCTGAATCCGCCCCACCGTATTGGTCTGGATAGTCAGATCGTTTGCGCCAAAAAGCGCGATCGATTTCAACGCAGTTAAGAGCGTTTCGGGTGCAGCGTAGAGATCGTTTAAGTCGTCAAACAGCCCCTGAATATTCGAGGCGAGTTCTGCCGGCGCCTGGATCAGGCTGCCTATTTTGGTTGAAAAGCCGTTAATAGAGGCGCGGAATGCCGCAATGTTTGCGGCTTTCGGCTCCGCGACTTTCGATGCGGTATCAAACACCGTCGACACGTTACCGATATTTTCCTGCGCGTCCGAAAAATTACCAGATGCGCTGAGATCGATCTTATAACCGGCACCGAGATCGGCGGTAAGCTGGGTATTTAAAATATCGCTTTGGGCCTGTACCTGAGAAGCCAGTGCACCGGATTGCTGCGGGATGCCTGGCGCATCGTTTACCTCGAAAGGGATGACGATCTGTCCGCGCCCCAGCTCGGTTATCTTCTCGGTGAGGGTGTACCGCCCGTTGATAACATTCTCGATATCACCGAACGTGGGGTGGGTGAGCACACCCGATACGCCATCTTCCAGGACGCGCAGGAGATTGTCGCGCTGCTGAAAATAGTTTTCGTGCGGGATGATCGCAGTGATGTTGAATGTGCGCGGGGCCTTACCCTGACGTTCGATAGATTGCTTGTCCGAGCCGGGGAAATTAAATTTTACTAGCCGGTTGCCGCCCGTTGTCGGCATATCAGTGAACAGGAATTCGACGCCCTTATAGCGTGCGGTCTTTAGCTCAATCATCGCGCCATCGCCCCCACATCCGCCCGGCGTGCGCCCGGGCCAGCAATACTGGCGGCACCCATCTGCGCTAAACCCTGATCGAGGCCGACGTTAACGCCAACGTCAACGCGAGTCTGCGCGAGTAGTGGCTCGGCTTTGGCCCCTAAGAATTCCGCTTTAATGGCTTCGATATCGAATTGGCTGAAATCCATGGTCGTGACTGCACCGATTACCTGTCCGATAATCATGCCCACCCCGGCGAGCCCCCGCAGGATGACATCTAAGGTACCGCCAATAATGGCGCCAACAAGTTCACCGAGATTGCTGAACTCGGTCAGGCTTTTTGCCGCATCGGAATCGCTGCTGAACAGCCCCGCGATGATCGACGCCGCCTCACTAAACTTCGCCACCAGGTGCGAGATCGTGGGGCCAAACGTAGACGAGATACCCGAAGCGAATCCGCTAAAGAACGCGCTCACCTTATCCCAGTTAGCGATGATAAATGCGGCGGCGTAGGCGATGGCCAGAGCAATAGGTGCTATCGGCGCCAAGGCGGCGAGAGCCGCAGCGCCAAACGTGGCGAATCCTGCCACCAGTATCGGCCAGATGAGGATCAATGAGCCGAGGATCAATAGTAGCGGCCCCAGGATAGCGATTAGGGCACCGATGACGAGAATGACTTTTTTGGCGCCCGGACTTAATGCGGTAAGCCAAACCGCCACCCCACGGATTGCTTGGGTGATCTTCAAGGCGACAGGTAGCAGAAGACGACCGAATGACTCCTTGAGGTCTTGCATTCGCGACGAGGTAATGCGTTCCTGATTGGCGAGCTGCTCTTGTGTTCGGGCAAAGTCACCGATCGCATTTTTGGATTGCTCCACGGCTATGGCGAGCGTCGCATAGGCTTTAGCCTGGCGCATTGACCCGAAGTGTTGACCCTTCGCGAGCAACTGCGAGACTTTCGTCTTCACATCTTTTTCGAGGATAGCGATGCCGAGAGATTTTACCGATTCACGCTCGCCGAGTAGCGCTTTCGTCAATGCCTTGCTGGCGCCCTCTGCCCCGCCTTCAAAGTTTGTGAATGATGCCAGATCCACGGCGAGTTCGTTAACCTGTCGTGACAGATCGAGTGCAGATTTCTGCGTAAACCCGAAACCGGTAAGAATGTCACCTGTGTCGCCCATGAGCTCGCGGGACTTAGTGCCGGCAATGCCGTAGCTATTCGCCAACATATCAGCCATCTTTTCGGCGCCCGGTCCGATATCCTTAAATACTGTGGCGAACTTCGACCGAGTTTCTATCGCGTCACGGGCGGCGTCCTTTAATGATCGGGCCATCAATGCCGCAGGCAGCGTCACGAAAGCGGACATCATCGCGCCCGTATTCCTGATCTTTTTGCCGATAAACGATATGCCTTCGAATCGATTCTCGATGCCTTTTAGGGTCGCCTTGAGGCGCAAGCCTTGGTCATTAAGGGCCGACATCGAGGGTACAATGGCGCGTATTTTGTTCTTCAAGATTACGGATTTAGCGGATAACTCAGTGGAGGTTTTCTTAACGCGGGTGAGCTCTTCCCGCATCTTCTTTGAGGATTTACGTGTCTTATCGGCGGCGGCGCTGAAATGATCGCGTGCCTTGATGAGGTATTGAACAACAAAAGATTTATTTGCCACTGGCTTTTATCTCGTCGGCGATAGCTTTTGAATGTTCGGAAAGTTCTTTAATGCGATTCGCGCCAACTCCCTGTAGGTACTCCATTCCAATGGAGCCCTTAAAGCTGAAAGCAAGCCGACTTAGATTTAATTGATAGCTCTTGTCGCCTACGACCATCAACTGAGAATAAAATTTGCTGCGTATACCCCGATCATCTTACGGAAGTCGGCGTGACTCATGTCATCCATGCGGGCGGAAGTGATCTGCTTCTCGCCACCCATCCAGGCGACCTGTTTGAACAGCTCGCGGAAGTGCAGCACGAGCTTGTTCATGTCCGCCCCGCCGCTTACCATGAGCGCCAGGACAGCGTCGCCATCCTTCTCACCCCCGTCGTCATCGCCTTCGAGATTCGGCTGTGCAGCGGCCTCCTTGGCCTCTTCGAGCATGCCCGCGTCAAGATGATCGGACATCTGCAACAGGCTAGATTGGATCAGCCCTTCAATCGCGCAACAGATGTGAGATACCTTACCGGTCGGCTCGCGCAGTTCGATATGGCTGCATTCGATAGGACTGCCCGTGCCGTTGGCGTAGCTGATCGTTTTGGATAGCTCAAAATTAATCGGATTCATCGGTACGGCCTTTAGCTAGCGGTTAACGGGGCGCCGGAAAACTCGATAGCGATCTTCCCTTCGTTCTGGATGGCTTTCTCGGGATCGTTGGTCATGATCGCCTGTGTCAGTGTTCGACCCAGACGATTGCCCTGTGCGTCGGTACCCGAAACCCGAACGACTCGCCCGGCCCCCAGGGCTTTGACGTCACGCGCAAAGTTCATCGAGGCGACCGAGGCGGGCATCTCAAACTTGATCATGCCGACCTTAGCGGTCACGTCCTCTGAATGCACCATGACGACCTTACCACCTTTCGTAGCGGCTTTGGTTGACGTGGTGCCCTGTCCTTCGACAAGTACCAGCGTGTTGCCTTCGACGGTTACTGCTTCGTCGTCGACTTCCACCGAAGCGCTGACAAGTATGAGTTCCTGATCGGACATAATAAGACTCCTTAAACTTCGAACGCGATGGCGAGATCGTATGTCACGCCGCGGAATTGGACAACAATGTAAAGTTTAGCCGCAACAAGGAATTTGCCCGTGACGGGGTTAAGCGAAACGGTCAAGTTCTGGCGAAACAGCTTATCGAAATCGATCGGTACACCGTCGATAGATCCGACGCCAGTATTAACCAGACCCAGATCACCAAGTTCAGCGTTCAGACCGGCGACAAACGATGCCAGCGAGGCCTCGTTAGCGGAGTCCACGCCGTTAATCAGCGCGCCGCTGGTCGCCCGATACTGCGGGTACTGAGCGCGAGTATTGTTGACAATGTACTCGCGTGCCGCAGTGGACGTGTCGACATAGTTCAAGAAGCCGAAGGTCGGATCGGGGTTGCCCGCCGAATCAGTTTTGTATGTCGTCACAACTTCGCCCGCGATGACCGCAGTGAATGGGCGGTTAGCGTCAATCACCCAGCCGCCGGCATCAAGTAACTGCTCGATTTCGACGTCAGTGAAAGAATCGCCCGCGTCCGGTACCAGCAGATCAGGAAACGGCGTGTTGAAATAAGGCTTCGAGTTTTGCCACGGGCCACCGAATGAGTCGCGAGTGGAACGTGAGATGATCAGGTCGCCGAGTACGGCGTCTTCGGTGCGGCGTAATGCTCGCGTACCGGCAAACTCCGCCACTTTAACGAAAGGCAGATCCAGAATAGCCGGGCCGCGATGGTCAGCGGTATCGATCAGCTTATCGACATTGATCGACAGGCTCTTGCTGTTTTCTGCGGCCAGCGTGACCAGATGGTTGGCGAACGTATCGGTAATGCCGACAAAGCCACGGCCGTCCAGTACGTTATTCGTGACGTTAAACCGGGGATCGAGGAAGTCGGTAAGCTCAGCCAGGTCCTGCTCGAACTGCCACACGATGCCCTGATAACGCTCGTTACCCACGACGTCGAATACGCCGGTAAGTACGGGGTCGAGTGCGCCACTTGCCATAGCGGTGATCGCGACAGTAACGCCGCCTACTGCCCCGTCAACCTTGAGGCCGATCGTGTTGCCGATCGTGCCCGCATTCTTGGCCGTCAAGGCTACTGAGCCCGCAGTATTCACGGCGGTCACCATGACCTCGGTATCCGCTGCGATGGCTGCGGCGATGGCGTCGCCGATGATCGTGGGCGTGTCCAGGTTCGTCACCGCGATGGTGTAGGCGTTGAATTTCTTGGAACCGATGTACACGGTAAGCGTGCCGTCTTCCGTGGCCGCGCCACCGATGAGGATGACGCCGGTAGCGTCGACGCCCGTGCCACTGTCGTCCAGGCTGATGAAGTCGAACTGCGTCTCGCCGTTACGGCGGCGCGCCCGTTTGATCGCCAAGCCGATCGGGGAGTCGGCGCCGACCAGACCGTTAATGACCGTTTCGTCAGAAAGTACGTTCTGGACTAGGGCGCCACTGACCGCAGTACCGCCGTTCTTCTGGCCAACAAAGAGTAGTTTTTCTGGCGTTAATCCGGCGGTGACACCTGCGGCGCGTAGCGAGGCAGTAACTTCGGGCTGTGCGATAGGCATTTACTTGTCCCCTTCGGTGGTCTTAGCGGGTTTTTTGCTATTCTGGGCGATACTCACGCAGCCGTCAATCTCTGCGTCCTTGAAACGATTACGCCATTCCCGGGAGACGGGCACGCCCTGTTTGCAATCAACCGAAACAATGTCGCCGGGTTTGACGCCCAATAACGCCGCAAGCGGGGCATTATGGACGGTGACTTTTACTTTCGTGGTCATGGTATCGGTTCCTCATCTAAGTTAATCGCGGCATCAAGCGTGCCGGTGCCTAAGTCAGTTGTCAGCGCGTAGTCTACGTCACGCATGGCGACGTTATCGTCCGGTCCGACAGTATCCACCCGGGTCAATTGGGCCAACTGCTCGAACGTGACCTCATGCGCATATATGGCCTTATTCTTGCCGGTTATGTCGGAATAAGCAAATACTCCGTGCCCGGTGAATGTTGCGCGGTATTGGTCGTACGAAAAGCCGGTATCGAATTTCGCCCGAAGTACCGAATGGAATATAGCGGGGACGTACTCGCTCTCGACTTTATCGCGCGCCTGCGCACCGGTGAGATCGTCCGTCACGTTCATTATCACGTAAACGGCAAAGGGTTGGATCAGTAATGGCGTAAAGGAATACTCGCCCGCCGTAGAACTGGCCGCGTCGGATTCCTCGTTGCGCTTCTTGCTTTGAGTTACATCGCCTAACTGCACGACGAGGACGTCCTTGGTCAGGCTCTTACTAGTGTAAACGTCCTGTAGGTACTGCTCAATGTCCAGCACGGACAGTATCCGGATGCTGACCTGTACGCTGGCGCCACCCACCACGGCATCAAGGGGGTATGCCACCGGGAGTGTGTAGTCGAAAGTCGTCGGGGTGACATTCGCGGCCGGAAACAGACCGTTGAACACTCCGCCATTGGCGTCTTCGATGATCGGCGAGCCACTTATCGTCGTCGGGCCGCTGTCCGTCACAGCGATAATGATCTTGCGGCGGTTCACGATCTGCGCGAGTTGAAACGTACCGGTAAACTCTGCCTCAACCGCACCGCTAAGCGTGATCGTTTTGCCGCCCGCAGCCTTATCGCGCTCGGATAGCGTGAGGTCGTGATCCTGGAGCGTTTCAAATACGGCGGTGCTGCCTGTCCGTAAGAACGTCGCGGTGTCGATCTGGACAGGTGCTTCGGCGCCCAGAATAGCGACGTTTTGGCCTTCCACTAAACCGTGCGCCACGTCAGTGGTGGCTGTGGCGGTAGTTCCGGCGACAGTGATTGAGGTTACGCCGACGGAATTGCTGAAGCCCGCCGTGTGTAGCGGGATAAGGGCGGAGAGTTTATCTACGACGTCTTGTGCTCTCACAGTGCGTCCTCAACCAGGCCCGCGAGATTCCGGATAATATCGCGCTCACTCGCTTTAATTGAATTGGCTAAACCGGGGCGCGCTTTCATGCGGCGGGTTCCGACTTCCAGCCAGAGGGGTACTTCCTTCGGACGGTCACTCGCACCGGCCACGCCGATGGTTAACTGGTGCGCCCCGTCGACACTAAACCCGAAACCTTTACGGTACGCGCCGGTACGATTGGCGGGCGTTTCGCCGGGAGCCGATGCGATATGCCGCCGTCTGGCACCACCCTTAATGCGGCGGACATAAAGCCTGCCGGTCTTATTCTTAGCCAATACCTGGCGATTGAACTCGGCGTGGATATCTTTGGCTGAGTACCACAACGCCTTTTCAACACCGAAGCGGGTGCGGGCGGCGATATTTTCAGCCGATTCAAATACCCGACCTTCGCCGCCGGGGCAAACAATATCGAGTTTAATGGCCATATGACGCTATGCTCTGTCGAGTGCTACATTCCGTCTGGTCGTTTATCTAGGCCTTTTTCTGCCAGAATGACCGCTAGATCGTCGACGTGCAGACAATCACACATGCATGCAATAGGGTCGCTACCGCTCGGCTCAAACCCCTGCTGGATAAATCCGTTGCAGTAATCATTGCCGGGAGTAGCGTCACGCAGGACGCCGACAGCCATCGCCTCCCCTGGCATCCCGTTAAATGACACGATCTTGTCGCCGTTTACCGCTTCACGTCCGTTTCTGTAGTGCATCTCATATTCCTCACGCCGTCAAAGGTGGCGCGTACCTATCTTATGCCCTGTTAACGACTTTCGAGTCGTCCCCGCGTTCTGTGCATACCAAAACTAGCACGGAGTCGTTCTCGCAACAATTCTCGGCGGTAAGTATTTTCAGCCGCTTAGTTGTGCCTTTCCGCTTTACCCATTGTTCGGCACTGATATCACTCCGCCAATTCAAGCGCAGTTCATGAGTCGCCACGCGTTCGGTGTTGGTGCTGTCGAATACAGATTTGCCGCGCAGCGTTTTCATTATGGCCCGATCATCGCGCGCGTTAGTGAACACCTCGGCGGACTGGCCGTTGATAATACTCTCGTCGCGATCCTCGAACGTGACCGGCTTGCCGTACTTCGCCAAGCTGCGCGCGAAGAGGCTCATATCAGGTCATCACCATGCGTACCGATCGAGAACAGATTAACCGGTTGCTTATCAAACTCGGCAAGGCATCCGCCGGAGAGCGTGTTCGCCATCTGGCCGAAAGGCGTACCCTTCACCCCCTCCCCGAACTGAAACCCGTAGACAGCTTTACCACCGCCACAAGGGTCGCTTTCTGACGACAGTGAGAGCGTGTTTTCAGTCGCGGCGGCGTAATGCGCGGACAGGTAGAGCTCGACCTGTTTCAGGCAATCTGTCGTTAAGTCCTCGCCGCACCCGCCCGCAACCTGATCGACAAGGCATGTGGCCGCAGCGATGGCGGCACTAAGCTGCGGATCGGTAAGCGTGGTGTATGACGGCAGTGTTGCCCGGACTTCTGATGCGACTACTCTTGGCATTCTATTGACCCTCTAAGTGCCCTTGTATCTTCATGCCGAAAAAACCCAACGCGGTAATGTCGTCCTGCACCAATACCTGAAACTCGTCGCCCTGGCCACCGTCAAGCCTGAGTATAGCACCCGTTGCGTGAAAATCGCCTCGCCCCGAGGTGCCGTAATTGCCCTGGCCACCCGATCGCGGGTCAAACTCAACATCGAACATGTCCGTCTTGATGTCAGCGTTGGTCTTCCAATTTGTCAGTGTGCCGTATTGCCCACTTATTTTAGCACGCAACACCACCCCGTTCGTTAGTTTGGTGAGATTGCCGAAGAGGCCTAAGTCACCCGCCGTGCCGTGAACCATCGAGAATAGCAGACGTGTGATATGCCACACCACCCCCGCCGGTGGGCCGCCAGAGTATATCTGCGGCGCTGCGAGCGTACCGACCTGTCCGGTTAGGGCCATGTCGACGATGGCTTTATGCACTACGTCTCCAATAAGGTGCGCCTTGTCGAGAGGACGGTCTACGGTAATAACGTTGCTCACTACGCTGATAATCTGCGGGAGGGTTGTTTCAACTTCCGTCGTGTTTATGTGAACATAATCGTTAGCGGCGAATCCCGTGGCGTCCACAACGGTGAAACTGCGGTCGCCAACGACGGTCGCTATCGCTATCGTGGTGCTCGGCGCCGCGTCCTGGTGGATGTACTGATTAACGACGACAGTGTGCACGTCCGCGACGTGGACATTGACGGCACCGCTCAACGAGGCTATCGGGTTACCGCTACCGTCATGCAGCGCGGATTTTAGCAGCGGTTGAAAGCCTTGCTGCTCCGCTACGCTGATCCGCCCTATGCCGTTACCGCTGAAGGCCCATGCGCCCGCATCGCCCAGCATATTGGACAGGCGGATGTCGTCATCACGTTTGAGGATGTTGTATGAGGTGTGGTCCGGCGCCGGTTGAGCCGCCTGTACTGCCAGTGATATATCGCAGACGCCAACGTTTTCGACAACAATGGGCTGGCCTACAGTGATACCGGATAAAGCGTAGAGATTCACCCACGTATTGCGGGGAATCGGAATATAGGGAAGGTTATCGGGCACGGTAAAAAGTGGGGGCCGTTCAGACCCCCAACATTACCTACTTCTTTTTTGCCGCAGCTTTGAGTCGTGCGATCTCTTTATTAGCTGCGTCAAGATCGGCTGCGGTTTTGACCAGCGCATCCTGCGCTTTCTGCGTCTCAGCCTTTGCCGCCTCAAGAGCTGCCGTTGAGGCATCACTTTCCGGCGTACCGTCCTTGGTCGTGGTGTCCACCCGTTTAATCTTCGCGGGATCGACCAGCTTAGCGCCCTTGCCGGCTTCCTCGGTCGCGACAACCACGACCTCAGTGCCCTTTACGACGTGTTGCATCTTGCCCCCTACGTGCATATACACTTTGGGGTGAGCGACGACACGCGTTACCTTTTTCTCTGCCATGGTGTTACTCCTTAGAAGACCGACGCATATGATGCGCAAGTATTGCCGGCAAAATCCGTGCGGACCTCAAAGCCGATCGCACCCCAGACAGCGAACTCATAATTCGAGTTGTACACTGGGCGGGGCATGGCTACCGTGTTGATCCCCATACCGGAAACCGGGCGGATCTTGTTGGTATCCAACGGGAACGCCATCAGCTGATTGCCGGACAGTTTCGAGGATGACTTGATCGTCGCCACACCCTGCATGCCTTCCAGCTCCTGCAGAATCGACTTCGAGTCGTACGTATCGGAGAGACGACGTTCAAAGTTGGACATCACCTCGCGGCTCACGTAGTACGTCGCGTCCATACCGCAGTTGTTGGTGATGTACAGCACGTCACGCACCTGGATGAAAGCGGCCCGAACAGCGGCACCGGTTTGCGCGGTATCAGTGAAGTCGAAGTTCACGCCGGCGGCGCCCAATTGAATCTGAGCTACGCGGGAATCACCGCGAATGCCGCCCCAAGACAAACCGTCGACCACAATGGCGTTACCGTCACCATCGACATGGCCATCCAGGAACTGGTCAGCGATATGAGCACGCAGGCTGGCCACGGACTCACGTTGGTCATCGATCAGCGCATCAAAACCCTCGGAGCCCTGTGCATTCCATTCACGCCAGTTACGGCTAAAGCCGGTGTCGTGGATCGGGATGATCGAACCGTCGTACGTGAACTCAACCTGATCCATCAGAACGCCGATCTGTCCGGTCATCGATGTTTTTGCGATACCCGCGTCGGAAGCCTGGCGGAATTTGTGTACCAGCTTACCGATGCTCACTGAACGGGTCAGGGGCAGCAAGTCATTCAGGAACGTGTCGCCGTCATCCGAACGCATGCGCTCGACGGTTACGTTGTCGAATTCCTGGTACACATCTTGCGGGATCAGACCGGCGTTAACCTGCATCTGGCCCAGACTCGCAAACATGCGCTCCTGTTGGTTTGCGGCTTGACGTGCACGCAGCACCTCGTTCCACTGTTCCGCACCAGCTCGGCTGTTACGGACAATTTCCTGTTGAAAAATCATAGTAATTGCTCCTTAAGCGACGCGAACGCGGACAAGCGTTGTTGCGGTGGTGGTGATGGCCTCATCGGCATAAGCAATGATCTCTTCACTGGTGACGCCGACAGTTGCCGGAGTAACAGCCAGCTTGCCGAGACCGGCGCCGTTGCGGGCGATTGGATCGCCTTTGATCAGCGTCTGGGTAGTGGCGATGAGCATATTAATGAACTCGCCAGAGCGCGGAACGATGGCGACCATATTCTCGTTGATCGTCCAGGCAGTATCGACACTCTTCGACCGCTGTTGGTCTTTGTCAGCGACGATAAGCTGTTCGCCGAATGTGGTGGCCGCGATGTCATTGGCCGCCAAACCGGTTGCAAGGCGCTTCATGATCGTGCCGGGAGCCGTTGCGGCAACGGCAACACCTTCGATGTTCAGCGGCTTATGGTTTGAGCCATCAGCGGGGCCGACATAAATTACGCGTTTTCCTTTAGCAGACATTTTTCAGCCCCCCTTATTTAGGCATTTCGTAAGTAGCGGCGTCGTCACTCTTGCCGCCGTTTACGATGGTGAGCGGGACGCCATAGGCAGAACCACAATTAGCCGCCATGGACTTGAGCGTATCAACGCTCAGCTTCTTGGCGCCTTCGACATCAAGACCAGGGAACTTATCACTGTTCCCGACGATCTCCGCTAAGCGATCGTGCTCGGCGGTATCGTTCTGGTTGATCTTTGCTTCCAGGCCGTCCAGTTTCTCAACGACAGGCTTAAGAGCGTTAGCAACGACATCGGCTAGGCCAGTGTCGTCGCCGCCGGCAGCGCCTTTGTCGTCGGGTTTCTGGGTGGCTTGGAGAGCGTTGTACTTCGCGAGCAGATCGTCGTCAGAAATATCGGCGTTAACCGTTACCCCGGCGTCGGCCAGCAGCTTAAGCATTAACTCTTTCATAGCATCACCTTTTTGGTTGGTTTTGGGTACATACGCCACATCACGATCCACAGGGGTCGGGATGCCGACGATTCGGGCTGTTTCTCTGTCCATAACGTACGGGGCGGAGAACAATAATTCATCTGAGTAGAATATTACTCGGTCCTCAAAGACCTCGACGATCCAATCGCCGCGCAAAGGTGGGCGGCGGACGGCCTCTTCAAGCGCTTCACGGATGTCGCCGTGGCTCATCTCTGTGCCGGGGTTGCCTTCAACAGTGACCATCGTGTTGGCGCGCAGTTTATCGAGATACTTGGTGATAATACCGCGAATCGTTGTTTTTTCCTGCGCACTCGGACCCTGCGTTTGGCTAAGGCGAGCGGCGGCGTTGCGTAGTGCGGCGGGCACCGCCTTGGGCGTACCGTCGACAATGTCGACGAACGGTAGCTTGTAGCCGCCGAATTCGTCAGCGTTCTCGCTATCAACCCACAGATGGTACCGACCGAAGGTAGCGTTCGGCGCGTCTTCCGCACCGATGTGTGCCTTGACGCGTTTCAGCGCCGCGCCTTTGTCCCACTTCGCGTCACTGCTGGCCAGCGGTAAGCCCTTCGCGGCCTTGACTGTGTTGATCTCGAACCGTTGCACTTCCAGCTCGCTTCCGTCGCGATTAACGCCCATGCCAACACCTTGATGCGGTTGAGCAGCTGCCACAGATTCTAGCAATATGGCGTCATGGTCGAACATCATGTTGCGCGCTATCCAGGTGTACTCCAGGCCGTCCGCGTTGGTTTGCGGGCTGTCGAGCACTTCCACTTCAAGGAACACGCCAGTCGAGGTATGCACGGGGCGCGGATTGCTGTTGGTCTCCAGCTCTGCGATACGGTCCAGGAGGCGCTTACCGCGATCGGTTTTTAACGCCTCCTGTACGTTGATCACTTTATCGATAGCGATGCGGCCGTCTTCCTGACGCACGTTCTCGTTGAACGCGCCCGCGTAATAGTTATGGATCGCGATAGGGTCGGTCGCCGAAATGAAATTCCCGTCCGCGTCCTGCGGGTGCTCTACTGGCGCGAGGGTGCGTTCAAGAGATGAAAAACTGGCGGCGATCTCGTCAGCAGGGTATAAACCGCCGTTCATAACGATATCATCGGGTAGAGTGCGCGAACTGACGACAATGTGCTCAACGCCGCCGATAGACTTGCGTGACACGGCGTTACGGTCGACCAATGTGGAGCACTGGACGAGTACGCGTTTACGCTTATTATTCTTTAGTGTCATTCCTGTTCCAGGCAGCTCTTTGGGCAATCTAACGACATTATAACTTACTTGTCAAAAAATTCTCTTTCCGCCTGAATCTCCTGCTGTAGCTCCACGTCGATAACGTTACCCGCCTGATCGATCAGTGCGGAACGCGTGGAGCAGTGACAGCGGATACGGTTTGTTCCCGAATCCCACCATTGGCGCTGCTGTGCTGTGGTGTAGGCGTTGCCGTGGCGGTCACCGTGCTCCGCGCGCGTTGTCGGGAGCAGCGCCGACAGGTGGATTACGCCAGCACGCAGGCCGGTTTGTGCTGCGGCGACGTTTGTGGCATCAAGCCTGGCATTGTTGTACGCCTCATTGATCGACGTGTGCGCGATGCCTTCCGCTCGGGAACGGGATACGTCAAAGCGTTCCGTGATCGTCTTCACGATATCGGTCGGCGAGTTGCCAGCCCCGATGCCACGGTTGATGGCGCCGACGACTTGCGACGCCGTCACTTCGTCCAGCGATTTAATCTTATTGAAATCGGCAACGTGTATCCGGTCGAGCGCCGCCAAGTATTCCGATGACTGCAGCACCTGACCGATCTCAAGCCGTTGTGTCGGTATGCCGCGCTCGGTTCGTATGCGGATTATCTCGGCGGTGATCATCTGGTTAAATTCGACGATCTCTTCAGCGGTACCTTGGCGGTATGGGCCTTCGATGACGCTCTGCCACCACCAGTTCGGCGGCATGCGGTTAAATTGTGTCTCCAGCAGCTCATCGTCGAGTATTGCACCGATGCGCCGTTCTAGTTCTTCCAGCTCTGCGGCGGTAATCTGATAATCGTAAACCGGTATGATCTTGGCGTTAGGGAGTACCGCCTCGCGCCTGCGCGTGCGCGGGATAATACGAAACAGCTGCTTAACTCGGCGCTCAGCGAATGAGAGGCGCGTTTGCAATCGACTCGTGGCTTTCTTGCGGTTCGCTGCCTGGCCGGTGGGGTCTTGCTTGGTTTTCTTAGTCATCAGCAGCCGCGGCGATCTCTTCCGGCGTCAACGTCTCGTCGGGTAGGCCTTCCGGCATCTCCTCTGGCTCATACCCAGCCGCCTCGCGGATCTCGGCACCGGTGAACGGTACGTCACCACCCGACTCGTACTGCGTCTTGTTGATTGTGGCCAATTTAACGGCGTTATCGGCTTTCTCATCGGCGGAAGGTGCCATAGCGTCCGGCCACTCGACCTCGTAGTCTGCGGCGGGCAGGATACCCCACGTAATCATCCAGTCGAGTGTCGATGTCACCATATCGGTACCAAAGTCCGTACGGCGGGCCTGTACCTGGGAGAGGAAGCCTTTAGTGTCCTGGTCGCCAGCCAGCCGGCCGGTCTGATTACCGATGAGCAATGCGGTAGGGATATTTGAGCCTGCCGCGATATCCATGAGAGAGTTAGCGGCGAACTCTTTCGGGTTAATAAGGTTGGAGTCCAGCACTTTCGTGTCCATGCCGGGCGTCCATATGGCGCGACGGCTGCGGTTCTGGCTGAACTCGTCATATTGCTCGTTGAATTTAGTCAGCAGGGCACTATTCGCCTTGGCACTCGCGGCGTCTTTAAGATCAAATACGACCGACTGGGCGGCGTTCTTGTAGAAGCCCTCACCACCACCACCCAACACTTTGCGCAGATCCATCAGTGAGTTGTAAATGCTCTCCAACACCGGGATGCCGTAGATGCCGCTATTGTCAGAATCTTCCGAGGCAATGATGATGCGGCTCGGGTGGATCTGAAACGATGAGGCGGCCTTTTCGTTACGGTTTCCGGCTACGCCCGAGTTGAATTGGTACATCTTAGGCATGCCGAAGTCGTCAGCAAGTGGGTCGTCTTGAACCGACGCGACCTTAAGCTGTGACTCGTACAGTGGCACCATATCAACCAGCGCCTCGGGGCCGGGAAGGCGGCCCGCTATCGGCTTGTCTGGCGAAAGGTTATCGCGCACGCGCATGAATAGCCCGGCGTAACGACCAACCCGCTGGCGGGTATCCAGGCCTTTAAGGCGTCGCCACAGGCCGAGGTTCTGGTTTAGCTTTTCCAGTGCGGCATCGAAGGCGGTGCCGCCTTCCACTTCCGGGTCGTCTAGCCAGGTTTGATCGGGGTAGAGCTCCACGACCCGTCGCGCTATGCCGAAGCGGCGGTACATGTTCCAGAAATTAGAGAAATCAAGGCTCAGCGGGTAGCCGAAGTCCAAGTAGATGTTGTGCAGGGTGTCTGCGAAATCGTACCCACCACTGATGGCTGCAGCAAGGCGCTGGCGTATCCCTGAATCAGTCGTCGCGTTCGCATGCGGCGACAGTCCTGTTATCGCGCTCTCAACAGAGGTGTGGACGATGGCGTTGAGTTCGGCCTGCGTGTAGTTTTTCATATCGCTACTCAAGTGATAGTGATGTCGAATTTCTGACAGAACGTATAGCCCAGCGACGCGATAACGATCGTGTTTTCCAGCGTGGCGGCCGTCCCGATTGTACCCCCAGAGATGAGCGCCGTCGTGATAAGATCTGTGAACGAATCGGCACCAACCGTAAGGCCTGCGCCCGACCAGCTGCTGGCGGTTATCGGATCGGCTACCGCATCAAGCCCGAGCTGCTGGTATACATCAGCCCAGTCCATCGTGAACGGCTCAACTGCGCAATCGTTTTTCGTCGTTTCGATAATCATGCCGCCGCCTTGAATGTGCGTATCGGTATTGAGGCTCTGTACGTGCGCACGGGAAGCGATGCTTTAAACGTACGCCCGGGTACCAGCTCAAGAACCCCCGCCACTCCGGCCGCAGCCTGCACGTCGTCCGCGTTAATCGATGCGGCGGTGCCCGAGAGGGCCAGTCGACCAGCGGCGGATTGAGTATCGGCCGTGTTGGCGGCCGCTCCCGTTCCGAGTATAGCCAGCGTCCCGCTTGCCACCTGCACATCGGTACTGTTCGTCGTTGCCGCCGTGCCGATGATTCCGAGTGTACCAGCCGCAGCCTGCGTATCGCTAGTGTTCGTCGTGGCGCTGGCGCCGGAGGCCGAGAGCACACCGGCTGCGGCTTGCGCATCGTTGGCGTTCGTTGAGGCGGCAGCGCCCGCTATGCCGGAAGCGACGACGGTGCCGCTGGCCGTCTGCGTGTCGTTGGCGTTGGTTGTTGCGCTGGTGCCGCTGTTGGACAGCGTGCCGATGGCGGATTGAGCGTCGTTGGCGTTGGTTGTTGCCGAAGTGCCCGTCATCCCTACCGTACCTGCGGCCGCTTGCGTATCGGTCGCGTTGGTCGTTGCGCTGGTGCCGGTTATGTTGCCGCCAGCCGCATGGGTCACACTTAAATATGGCCTATCACCATCGGTAGCGTCTGAACTGTGGCAATATTCATAGGCTGTAGTTACATCGTCGCGGCCAAAATGCCACCCATAATTACTTAGGCCACCGTCAATGAAATTCTGAATATCAGAAATTAATTGTGCGCCTGTACCTGATATGTAGACGCCGTTTGTTACGCCGCTCGCAATTGTACTGGATATCGTCGCCGACCTATCATTTCCGTCTGATTGTGCACCGGCGGTTGTCCAATTGTTTCCCGTGGACCAAACATTCCACGATGCTTGTAACTCAACCCAATTTCTTAATAAGAGCCTAAGAATTATGTTCTGATCACCGCCGGACAATGATTTCGTTTTAATATTAAAAGACGCATCGCTAACGATATCAGATGCTGAAATATTCGATAGTCCGCTGAACGCAATACATGACGCGCCCGTAAGTACACCGCCCGACACACTTGCGCGATTCTCTATATGTGTTCCGAAATTAGACGTGGCCGATGCTGACCACAATAGGGCATCTTCAGTACCGGCAAAATCATCACCGGTATTATCACCTATAACCGTAATGGTCACTAGAAGTCGTCCACGTATCCGCCGGGAATCGGTGCCGATTCGTCCTGATCGATATCCGCACGATTTGCCTCAATATCCGCAGCTATTTGCTCTTTCGTCCAGCCACCGATTTGATAATGGTTTTTGAGAGTGTCTGAATACGCTTTTAACGGGTCAAGTTCTGCCTGTAAATCAGCCAGAGTTAGCGTAGATACCGTGGCAAGCGCTGCGTTAACGTTCGCCGCGCCATACTTGGCGACCAGCGCCTGTGCGCGTGCCTCAATCCGATAAGGTAGTCGTGCCGCACGCTTTAGCAGCTCAAGCGCCTCAGCCGGTGATTGCGCATTCCGATAATAGATAACGCCCTGTTTCATCCCCGCATCGCATTCATGAACTGCTTTAATCAGTGCCTGAGCCATCCGTCGTTTCTTTTCGCTTGCCAATGCCATTTGTGTATCTCAACAATTACTTAATAACGGGATTCATCACACTCGCGTTCGGCACGGTGACATCTGCCGCGAATGAATCGGAGGAGAAACTTCCGGCCAACTTTTTTGCGTAGCCACCAATGGAGTATTCCGATTCCAGACCTCCGGCGTTTACGGCCGTCATTGCGAAATAGTTATCGCCGAACGCCACGCAAGGTACATCTTTCAACAGTATTGACGTTGCGAGAGGGTCGCTTATCAAGTGACTTGTCGGGTCACCGAATTGACCCGCAACACTACTGCAATAGACCTTGAATCCGGCCAGATCGGTTAGCGGTGTTCCATCCGTATTTTCTGTTGGTGCAGTCCATGACAGCATGGTGACCTTTGTGTATACGATAGGTTTGTATGGGTCAGCCGTGGCAGCCTGCGCCATACCCAGCCCAATCAATACCGCGATAAATATCATCAAACGTTTCATTATGGGTTTCCTTCAGTGATTGCCAGTGATGTGACCGCAACATTCAGACCGATGCTGAACGTCACGGAGTTAAGAATCAGATCCGCCGCAGCGAGACCCACCGTGCCGTCGTATACCACCACGTTGTTGCTGTCGACAACGCGCATCCATGTGGCCGTTCCGGCCGCATCGGCACTGATATCATCGGCGATGGCGTTAGCGGTAAGCACACCAGCCGCAGCGGCTGCGAAAGCCGGGTCGCTCATCACCAGTTCGGCTAGTAGCACAGTAGCCGCACCGCCAGTAGCGGGCTGTACGCCGTCATAGATACGCAGTTTGGCCGCACCGGCACCAGCATCAGCAAAGGTGGCGATCTGGTTCAGCATGGCATTACGCAATAACGTTACATATCCAAGAGCCATTAGCTTATCTCCCCTTCGGCTGGTGCAGGGCGGATGTACTCGTCAGCCACTGCGTCGATCTCAGCTGTGGCGTCAGCGATAGCCTGCTCGCGTGATGCGGCGGTGCCCTTGCCCGCTCCCATCGTTTTGCCTTCCTGAGACAGGATGCGTGCGACCCACGGATAGACCGTCTCGACTTCCGCGCCAATCGGTACGGCGTTGGGGTTGCCGACCTGTCCGGTGCGGCCCTCTAACGTCCAATCGAACGTCTGGCTGACCTGAATCTCAGGATAAGCGGTGTGTGTTTTTAAATTCATGATGTTGTGTCTCCCATGGCCATATTAAGTAACTCTTCGAGGCTTGCTTCACCGCCTGACAATTCGGTCAGCGCCCAGACTATCCAATCCACCCGGTTCGGCGACTTGCCGTTGCTTTTACCGGTCAACGGGTCGAAGTCTAGCATCTCTTCCTCAGCGTCGCTAAGCCCGGTCTTGTGCTGAACATACCCCAGCTCGTACAGGGCGGCAATAGGCTCGGCGCGTATCGTCTTACCCTTGGTAGCGCGCACACGAATAACACGGCCGATGAAACCTGCGTTGCGCAGCGTGTCTTCGCACATATCGCCGCCTTGGTTGATCTCGATAACGATAGCGTCAGCGTCGTGCTTCTCGTAGGCCATGATAGCCCGTTCGGCCCAGTCCTTGGGTGAGCCTTTGCACGTATAGTCCGCATCGATGCTGTACTGGTTCGGCTGGTCGTAAATCGACGCCGCACCGATGCCGTGCTCGTCGCTGTCTGGCTTGTTGGTTGTGGCGGGATCCACTGCGATGACGGTGCGCACCGGCACGGTGAACACCAGCTCCCGGGCCTTGGCGATTGTCTTCTCAGTCCAGAGCGCCGTCTCGTCGTCCCGCTTGATAGGCCGCTGCATGTACTGCGCCCAGAACCGTCGCCGGTGCGCCTTGAGGGCCACCTCATGCTTCTCGTTGTGTTTGAATGGCCATAACCATCCGTCGGGCAGGCCGTGCTCGATCGGGATGCCGTGTGTGTACTCTTCGGGGTACGGCTTGGAGCTGTCCAGGATGACGGGCAGGTCCAAGTGATGCCACTTCTCGCCGCTACCGCCTGTCAGCAGATAGCCAGCCAAATCATGCCAGTGAATCCGCTGCATGATCAGAATGATCGGGTTTTCCTCAACGGCTACGCGGGAGGCGATCGTCTCGTTGTAGTTTGTGTTGACGGCTTCGCGCTTCACCTCGCTGTACGCGTCGTCAGGCTTAACCGGGTCATCAATCTGCAGGGCGCCGGTGAACTTGGTCTTATCCATCTGCCCGGCACGGAAGCCGGTCACCTGCCCGCCTGCTGACGCTGCTGTAACACCACCGCCCGCTGTGGTGTGCCACATTTCTTTCGAATCGACGTCAGCCTTGGTGGTAATAGGCCACATCTGCTGAAACTCTTTCGACTTGACGATAGCCCGGGACGTGGTGGAGTTGAGCAGGGCCAGTTTGTCGGAGTAGCTGAGGTGCAGAAAGCGCGCCATCGGATTAATCGCCAGCCCGCGCGCCTGGTAGTTAATGCTCGCCATCTCGGTCTTGGTATAGCCGGGCGGCACGGTGATGATCAGCCGGGAGATGAACTGCGGATCGTCAGGAGGCAGCATCGTGCGATCGAGTGCGTCCTGCATGACGCGGTGATGCGGGGCGATGATCATCTTGGCGTCGAACCGCTGCTTGAAAAAATAGCGGCTGAAATACAGCCCGTCCTCCTCGCATTCGATCTTGCGGGCGAAGATTTTGGCGAACGTCATGTCCGGCGTGCCTGGAATGTCTCTACTCTCACTAAATGCCCCGGCAATCCGCTTAAAACGACTCGGTGTACCGCTTCCTCGCCGAATAGGAATAGACAACTACCGACGCTATTGCTACTTGAGCCACCGATAAAATTAATCCTCTTGCCCATCACCCAGTACCGCCCCGCCGCTGCGGCTATCGGCCCAAACCAAGGCGCGCTACCCCGCTCAGGCAGTAGCAGAATGCCGCATCCATGCGCCTGCGCTTTTTCAGCCCACGCTTCTTTTTGGGAAAAAGGCGGATTGCAGTACGTAAATCCGCGCCAGTCACGTTCTAACCCATCCTCTCCCCGCTCGATCGCCCAATTATCGACGCCGATGCGAGTATCGACACCGGCGCAAGGATCTAAGTCTATGCGCCCCAAGGGCGCCATAACCCACGCTGGCGTCTGCAATACATCATTCTTTTTCATCCTTTTAGCAGCCATCGTCCGCCAGCATCTCGCGCCTGGCTTGTTTGAACTCTTCGGCATTGAGCTGGGTAAACGCCATGGCGCCGGTATGCTCGATCTGTTCCTTGAAAGCCTGAACGTCCGTGTGCGTGCCGACCAGCTTCAGGGCCTGCAGCTTACACGTCCCTTTCAATTTCACCCTGTCGACCTCGTAGGCGTCCTCTCCACGACCTTTCGTGATGGTGTCGACGGTATATTCGCTGATGCAATACCAGTCGTCATCCGTGGCGGTGCTGAAGTCATAGATCGCCGTCCCGTCGTCTTGCTTTTTGATAAATCTATTAATATTAAAATCTGCTAATAAAGCGGCACGCTTGAGCACCCAGGCGGCGTCGATCTTCACCTGGACGGCGGCGGTGGCGAGTAGCTGAGACACGGCCTGCGCCATAAGAGGGTGTTTAAAGAGTTCTGTCGCTTTGACGGCGATTGTCTGCGGCTGCATGTTCTCGCAGTCATAGGCGTGCTTATAGGCGTCTGCCTTACAGCGCGACTCATCCCGGGCGTAGTAGGCCAAGGCTTTCTGCATTTTGGCTGTGAATTGATAATCCATATTAGTGAACCTTAATTTACCGCCTGTTAACCGTTTCGCCACTAATTCTGTGCCACAAAACCCGCCACGTCAATCCGACAATAACCGTGCGTTTTACTGGGTTTTGTAACGCTTGTAACGCTTCAAACCCTATTGTAGGTGATACCACAGTACTATGTTATCTATAGCACCCTATATGTTATATAACTACATTTTCAGGGTTATAGTAAATTTAGTGTTACAACCGTCACAACGTAGACGGGGCGGGGCTTTAGGCCAGTTTTAGGAGCGTTACAGAAACCGTTACAAGCGTTACATGCGTTACACCGTATCGGCGCAAAGCCCGTATGCTTTATAGGTGTAACGCATGGCGTAACGCTTGACATCGGTGCGTGCGTTACACTAACATAGTTAACACAGACAACACGTAGGATGGAGGTATTATGCTAAACCTTGAAATCACCCCCAAAACGGCAGCCAACATATTGCGCGTATCGACGATGACTATCTCCCGGTGGATGGCCAACAAAACGATACGCGAGTTCAAACGATACGGCGTCCGTAAAGTCCGCATACCACGCACCGAGATCGATCGTATTCTTCGAACCCCAGGCCGCACCGCGTTGGTCACACGCCTGTATGACCTCATAGCGGAAGCCATTGACGAGGTGATACTGACAGGCGATGGGGAGAGCATCCAAGACTTACAGCACGCCCTGCAGTACGCACGGGACGCGTACTTCGCCCCGTACGATACATGGGGCCGAAACATCGACGGGATGCGGTATCACTTAGTGACGCCTCGCCTCAAACACCCCGGGATTGCTTGTTTGTGCGAAGCGACGGGATTGCTCTGCGCCGCATAGTTGCATAGTGTGTGGAAGTGTACTATTGTTCCCTCCCCGGTAGCCCACAATGAGAGCATGGTATGGAACGCGAGACCCGTTATACCGTATTGAAAATATCAGATATTGACGGGGCGCTGAGTACCGTTGAGAAGGAAGTACTCGTCATTCTGGAAGAGAAAATAGATACTTTCCGGCGTGTCCGGGGTAAGCAGCCTCTTAAGTGCGTGGTGGTCGAGCACGATTGGCCGGAGTACGAGCCGACGTGGGCGGCGATAGAAAAGCGCGTCGCCCGAGAAGCGCTGCCTGAGTGGTTCTGCAGCGGCCTTCCTGGCACGGAGACATGCGAATACCGCAGAGACCACTATACCTGCCTCAAAACGACAGATTGCGACGACCAGGTACCGTTCTAATGACAACAGACCGCCTACTCACCCCCGCCGAGGTAGCCGCCGAGCTTAGAATCGACAAGCGCTCGATCTATGCGCTACTGCGCGAGGGTACACTCCCCCACATAGACCTCGGCCACCGCACCAAACGCATAAAACGCTCGGCTCTCGATCAATACCTATCCGATCGGGAGGCCGGCACATGCAGTTAGCGGCACAACTCAAAGCCGCCGGCGTCCACTCATTCCCCTGTGCGGTTAACTACAACTACAGTAAGTTGAAATGGGAGAAGCACCCGCTCACGGTCAATCATGAGTCGTGGGCAGACACGGCGCTGCGTCCACTTAACGACCCCGCCATTCAGTGGGCCAACTGTAAGGTACTAGGTATCCCGATCCCTGCCGGCATCGTCGTCATCGACCTGGATACCTACCGGCCCGGCTGCTCTACCGAGAGTGCTGACGTCATCCTTGGAGCCCAACTGCCATGGGCGCAAGCGTTCATCCAGACCACCATCAGCGGGGGCAGCCACTACGCCTTCAGGCTGCCCGCCTGGCCGGTACGGCAGGGCGACAACTTCGGCGGCCCTGGTAGTGGCATCGACACTCGGGTCGCACAACGCGGCTTCATCTGCAGCGGTGAGGGCTATGGACAGGCCGCACCGTTCGGCGTGATGCGCATGGCATACCCCGAGAGCCTGCCGGTATTGCCGGACGCCTGTCGTGTACTACTCGAACAGCACGTCGATGAACAGCCGCAACGTGCCGAGCTTCCGGGTGACAGCGATCGGGATGTCGCCAGCGTTCAAGCCGCCCTGCGCCACATCGACCCGACTGAACGCGGTACGTGGCGCGATATAGGTTTCGCCCTTAAGCATTATTTCCATGATGATGAGGAGACCGGTTTCGCGCTATGGGACGCATGGTCGGCAGGTGAATACGGCGACGGGTGCCCGCCGACATACGCTGCGGAGACCCAGCGCGGTCAGTGGAACAGCTTCAGGGCGGTGCGCGAAGGCGCGACAATCACCGTCGGCACGCTGTTTCACATGGCGCTGCAAGGTGGTTGGGTGCCGCCTGCCCGGTTCGATACCTCGGTGGCCTTCGGTGATGGCGCCGCCCCGATCGAGGCGTTCAACGACCTGATCACCCGCATCATGGAAGGCGGCGGAGATAGCCGTAAGACCGAAGAGCTGATGACGGCGATCGCTACGTCAGGCTGTAATGAGGTTCAGGCGTTGCTACTGCGCAACGAGCTCAAAGCCGAGATGAAGTCCGCCAAGATACTGGACAAAGACCTCGCTGCCGCCATTGACCGGAAGATCACCCCGCAGATCCGCACCGTGGCATCTGGCGCGTACACCAAGAACCACACCGAGAACGCCCAGCTGTTTGTCCAGGCGAACTACCCCGACGGCGTGCTGATTCGCGTTGACGAGATATGGTACATCTACGACGGCAAGAGCTGGGTCGAGCGGCAAGACGCCACCATCCTGCATCAGCTCACCGTAGCGATGAGCCCCAGCCTGCCTCAGAGCGGGGACATTAGCGGAACGTACCAGATAATGGCGAACACCGCCTACCGTACCGACGTCAAGATGAACGAAGACGGCCCGAGTGTCGTGCTGTTCCAGAATGGCGCACTCGACCTGTTCTCCGGCCAGGTGCTGCCCCACGATAAGCGCTACATGATCACCAAGATCCTGCCGTACGATTTCAACCCAAATGCCACGGCGCCGAACTGGCTGGTGTTCCTGAACGAGGTGCTGGAAGGCGACCAGGAACGCATCGCCCTCCTGCAAGAGTGGTTAGGTTACATGGTGTCGCCCTCCTACCAGTACCAGAAGATCATGATGCTAATCGGCCCGCGCCGGAGCGGTAAAGGCACCATCGGGCAGATCCTGCAGCAAATCGTCGGCGTGCAGAACTACAGCGGGGCGTCGCTTGAGTCGTTCGCCGATGATGACTTCCTGGACAGCCTGCGTGGCAAGACGATCGCGTTCAGTGGTGATACGGCCAAGAACGTCAGCCGCAATAAGGTGGAGAGGGTCATCGAGCGCCTTAAGAAGATCAGCGGCGGCGACGTGGTGGACTTCGGCCGTAAATACAAGTCGCGCATGAGCTGCAAGCTGCCGACCCGCATCATGCTGTCGGCCAACCATGTACCGCGGCTGTTCGATGACTCCGAGGCCCTGTCTCACCGCATGCTGGTGATACCGTTTGAGGTCAGTTACGCCGACCGGGAGAATCCCTACCTGATCAACGCCCTGTCCGCTGAGATCGAAGGTATCGCACTGTGGGCGTTGCAAGGTTTGGCCCGGCTCAATGCAAACCAACGCTTCACGGTACCTGCCGCCAGCCGCAACGAGATGGAATTCATTGCCGAGTCGTACAGCCCGATGCGAGGTTTCATTGACGCCTGCTGTACGCTGGGCGACGGCGCACAACGGATCAGCGGTAGCGACCTGTATGAAGCGTACCGGGCATGGGCGTTGTCCGAGCAAGAGGCGCACATCCTGTCCAGGAAGGTATTCGTCAGTACGTTTAAGGACGCCTCACGCGGCCATGGTTGCCGATATGGCCCCCAGCGCATAGGCGAAGAGATCGTCCGGGGGTTCAACGGCATAGCTGTTAACACCACCGCGCTGCCTGTGACGGCGAGTGCATTCCAACCGAAGATTGTTAAATAGCCGACGAACGGTAGTAGACAACCGTCAGCCCCTGACCTATAGTTACCCCAACATCAACGGAAAGGAACGAGACAATGAGTTATAGCCAACGAATACTAGACAGAGCGCAAATCGCTGCCGAGTTACGCCCGATCGCGCATCGCCTTAACG